CGAGTTTCTCAGAGATTTCTTTGAGATCCTCTTCAGACATTTCGTCTAAATTAAACTGTGAAAGAGCTTCTTCGGAAACTTGTTCTTCAGTTAATTTTTCTGTATTACTCTTTTCTACAGTTTCATTAACTTCATTACTAGCTTCTTCAACAACTGGGAACTCTTCTTTAGGTGTTTCTGCCTGTTCAGCATTTTCAACTACTTCCGAATTACCCAAGCGTCTGTTGACAAAATCAGACGCTGACATATTTGACTGTTCCGTAGGGACTGTTTCTACTCCACCCTCGATAGGAGTTGTGATTTCTTCTGACATAATTTTAACGCTATTTACGCCCAGCGATGGCGATGTTTTTATTTTAACATACTGTGCAAGCCCTAATCTATAAACTGACTATGTCTCTTTTTGAGTTCGTCATATTTACACATAACTAGGATTTGATCATATGATAAAATCTTGCCTGAAATTTGTTGTATATCCTCCGTAGAGGCTTGATGTAACTCACCAATGCATTCATCCCTTAATGAAGTTATTAAGGTTAAGAACTGTGCAAACTGATGGTGATTACCTAAATCTTTGAGTATTTTTTCTATATCCATTATTGATTCATATTTTGTGTATTCATTTGCCCCATAGCAGAAGGATCAGTTCCTATTCTGCCTATCTGTGCATTCTGTGCTTGAGTCTGCATAAACTGATATTGTTGTACATACTTTTGGAATCTAGCTTGGAAAGCCTGATCACTTTGTAGTCTTTGTGCAACATCAGGTTGTTGTGCATAATTTCCTATAATTTCCATTGCCATTTGTGCACCATTAGGTCTAGCAGGAACTTCAATACCAGCAAATATTTTAGCTAGGTCATCAGTAACATTCTTAACCATTTCTTGTTGTGCAACCTCAGCAGGTTGTAGGATACTATCAGCTAGTACAGGATCAATAGCATTAGCCATAGATTCTAGTAAGAGATCAATATTGATTCGATTTGATCTATCTAAAGATGTTAGGTTTACTATTGATTGTAGCTTTTTCTCTTGCGACTCTGGGTCATTGTTCAATACATCATATGTAATAATAACATCAAAATCCTCATTTGCATCTCCCTTAGAAAAATTAACAGCATCTGGAGCACCAGTAACCTTAAAGAATACACTATCTGGTCCAAATCTCTGAAAACACTTAAAGCACATTTTTAGTACATTAGCACTATGCTCTAAATATTTATCTACTAAGAATTGTCTTCTAACCTTAGATAATGGATTTTCAACATCTAGTCCTACTAATGCATTAGCCTGATCTTCTAATGTTTGTTCTATTTCTATAGAACCATTAGGGGCTGGCGGTGTAGGACCAAACTCTAGGTCTCCTTTTCTTCTATATGGTATCATCCTAGCTGGACCATAGTCCGTAGGTGCTTGACCAATAGGATGCATAATCGGAGGTAAAGTAGCTAAACTATTCCTGTCTACTCTTGAGTCTCTTTCTACTTTTACTTGATTTTGTATACCCCTAAGTAGATCAGGAACAGTTGTAGTATCATAAAGTCTTTTACTATCTTCTGATAGCTTAGTAACAACAACAGGGAAGTCCTCATAGCCATTCATTAACTCAAACTTAGCATATCCTTTGACATTATCATTGCCAGAGAACTCCTTATGGAAAATTGTTTCATATATGCCTTCTGCACCATCCTCTTTATCAACTAACCTTTGGTAGCAATGTACAACCTCGATTAGTTCATTAGCCTCATATGCATTATCAGTTAATGATATAGATCTACGACCTTCTTGCTCTCTTTCAATACTGTCGATATTAACACCACGATATTTAGATATCATAAGCTCAACAAATCCTGCATCCCATCCGTCTGTAATAACTTTATTTTCTAGCTCTTGGGCTGTATAATAAGTTCTCCAAAAACAATATGGTGCTCTTTGAGGATCTGTTACATATGGAGGAAAAAAGAAGTCACCATCTGGAGCTAATGTCTTAACCTCTGGTGCATCTATCTGTCTTCGGACTACTGGTAAATCTGCAACTCCATCTTTCCTTAATTGCTTTAAAGCCTTAATAGCTCTCTTTTCATTAATATTAGGAAAGTATTGTTTAAATCCTTCTATGATGATATCATCTGAACCTTCATCCATAAGTAAGTCGCCCATCTCTGGAGACATCTCATATATTTGATTCATATCTAATTTCTGTACAAATGTACGATCTTCTCGTAACCATCCTACATATGTTATCAATATCCCTCTTTCTAAGAGATAATTAGCTCCTAACTCCATCTCCTTGTTAAATCTAGGGATATATCCTGATGATGTCATCCATTTTAAAAATGATGATACAAGTTTAGCCCTACCTAGATCACCTACATTAACAGGAAATGCCTTAACATTAGATCTTTGTAATGAGGTAACAAACATAGATACCAGCTTAGTAATCCTTTCATCAATAGTATGAGCCTCCATATCGGATGCTCCTTCCCATGGGAATGCATCCGCTCCGTGCTTTCTATGGTCACGAGACTTTCCTGCCCACCAATTTCGTCTATCATCATAAGATGTTCGACATAAATCAAAGTAAGCTTCTAGTTCCGTAACTGTTTGATCATATGAATATCGCAAAGTGTTGACATCTGGCTCATCACTTAGGTATGTTAAAGAGTTGGAAATATTATCGTTGTCCATTAGCGTTTAATTATATCATACATATCAAATTTATTTTTGACTTTCATATATTGATGGTGGTTGAGCATAGTTATATGTAGTTATACCCCTGTCTTCAATCGCATCTAAGTAAATAAATTTACCTACTAACTTACCTCTAAGCAGGTATGGAACTCTAACTGGTACTTTCATGGGAATCTCCCTGATATATACCATAACGAATTTATTATTAGGGGCTTCTGATAATACTTTACCCCTGTATCTTATAGGCATAGGACTACAAGAATCTAGGATTTCTTGTCCTTCATTTGATATCCAAGTATTCTTACCCTTGCCAGTAATCATCTCTTCGCTTAATTTATGTGTAACTATTTCTTGGGCTTCCTCAAAGGGAATGCCCAGCTCTTCTGCTATTTCTTTTAATCTTTTCTTTGCCATTAGTATCCTCCTTTGCCCCTTATTGTTGTAGTAAGGCTATGTTTATCTTGATGATCTGGTCCATCTCCTCCGTTTGACATACGAAGATAACGAATAAGATCGAAAAAGTCTTTAAGTGCTTCATCATTTTTACCATTGGAGTTATAGTTAATTAAACTATCAATAAGATTGCCACAATCCTCGTGGATGTAGCACAGGGGACTATTCGATTGGTCTATCTCCACATTCGGATTGTAACTAAACCAATCATCTAGGGATGCAATTCCGACTGCTTCCATTCTACCATCCGATGGAATAAAGTGCATATCATAGTCATAGAAGGATGTAAAGAGGTCATCATTATCCTCATTCTCTCTAGCAAAATAACGACTATCACCAATACGCTCGAATACTTCTATATCTAGATCCTCCTCTATTTGCCTGAATAGATCTGCATATCCCTCTACATTATATCCAATTTTTTTAGAAGCTGGACCATATCGCCACTTAGGTTCTCCAAAGAGTGCCCATTCCCCATATGTATTGCGGTCAGGGAACTCACTCCTAATATAGATCTCACCTTTAGCATTAACTCCAGCCCAAATTGCTGAGTAGTTTCTTGCTCCTGCTGGGTCAACCACTTGATAACAAGTAAATTGGGACTTATCAGATATATCAGGAAAGGTCTTTCCGTATTTGTTTGGTTTTGACGAGAGTACATTTACTTCTGGGGTGAATAGTGGTAATAAAGATGTCATAGACCTCACAGGTACTCCATATGCTCTAACGAGTATCTCTTCCTCGGTTCTACCCTTGAGGTCTTTAGCTATTCTATCATATCCTCCAAATGGGTTTTCATCGGTATGGAGGTAACATATAGATGCATCCATCTGAGGACTATACTGTTTTACTGGTAGATCTCTTCTTAGGAGCTCTGCTCTTCTGGTCTCTAGGGTTTCCGCACCTTTTAGATACTCTGATATAAATGGCGTATAGCCATCAATAGGAGTAAATCCTATTAGTAGCTTAGAATCTCTAGTGGCTAGCCTGAATCTAAGAGTATTAACCAATGTAGCATCTCCTAGGTACTCATCTAACCATGCACCAATATTGAGATATGTAGGATTCTTGAATCCAAACTCGAATCCCTCTAGGATAGTCTGATTATTAGTGAACTGTGTATATGTCTTGAAATCAACCCTAGTCTTAGTATCAGGGAAGATAAAGGAAGATCCAGTAAATCCATTCTGCATAGAATAGTTAATATAACCATCTATTGATTTGGTCTTCTTTTTAAATTCTTTAGGCATCATTTCCCATATAGCCGACTGCTGGACTTTAACTGATGTATCCGCATTCTGGCTAAAACAAACAATATGCCCATTTTCCGATTTGGTAACAGCCTCCATTACTATCTTAGCACAGCCAGTAGTCTTACCAGATCTAT